GGTAACAGGCCGCCCGGAAGCCCACAGCGCTGCTGGAGCCGCCCCGCGTACTGCCGAAACCCACACCCCAAACCCCCGCATCGGAACTGCCGCTCCAATAGTAGGCAACGACGAGGCACATTTTGTTGATGAGATAACGATATAAGCCGTCCTTGCCAAACAGGTTGGTCCCCGGACTGCCGAGTCCGTTTGCGGTTTCCGGAAAGCCGAGACCAGCCAGCAACCACGCATTTCCGCTGACATCATCGGCCAATACCTGATTCGCGCCGTTGCCGAAATAGGTCCATCCGTCATTCCCGGTGATGAACGGAACGGTAAGAGCATCAAACATGTCATATCTTCCCCAATGGTCGGTTGCGGCGGCATTGTCTCCGTTCGTGAACGTTTTCATTGCCGTTGCTTGTTTTGCGACATAGAAATTCGTGCCGTCGCAGGTTACGCCGATGGAGATTTCGTATATGAGGCCGTTTACATCAGCAATCCCGCAATTCTGTCCGTTGTGAGTTGACTTGGCAAATACATTGCCCGCACCACCTCCGTATCCAGCAGATCCAGTCTTTCCACAGTTTGAGTAACCGTCTGATTCCCATTTCACAGTGGTGTCGTCTGTATCAGACAGTGCATTGTTATTACATCCCTTGGGATAGTTATAAGTGGCGTGCCACCATGCACAGTTCTTCGTTTGAGTACCATTGACTGTTGCTGCTTGACCGTGAGCCAATGTCAGCTTTGCAATAGCTCCTCTCTGAAACTGGGAAGCTGCGAACATTATCGAACTGGCGTTGACGTTCCCATTGACTCCGTCTATCCGATGGGCAAGGTCGATTGCAGAGTAATAATAGTTAGCGCCACCTGTCAGGTCTGAGAACGGATTATGTGCAGCGGCGCTCGACAACGGAAGTCCGTTCTTTACCGAACCTGCTGTGAACCCTGTTCCGTTAGCGACCTTACTTGCCTTGTACTTAAAGCAGAACCATCCAGGTTGCACTACTCCACCATCGTAGAATGACCTGTCTAAAGCGTATCCCTGCGCGTTTGCTTCGGCCTCAGTTGCAAAGGTATTCAGTCCTACAATGTCAATAGTATTCGCGCCGTATGTGGCGTAGTGAGGGCTGGCGGTGCTTCCGATACGGTAGAAGAAAGCCGGGACGTATCCGAATATGCTGCCTTCCGTAAACTGATAGTCACCGTAATTGTCATTGAATCTATCGGTACAGCCAGTCAATGGCACCATCCCTGTTGGGAGGTAGGCTGTCGGACAGACACCCTTTCCAAATCCCATTGTTCCAGGTTCGCCTATTGAGAGTGGGGAGTTTACATTGTAGGCGTTCTGAAATCTCGATATGCCGTTGGTTCTCTTAACAATTAGTCCCACTGTTTGGCCTCCTTAAACGGCTCGTAGATGCTGTATGATCTTCATGGTAAGTGCTGCATTTTCAAAGGAACTGGTTGACTTGTATATCCACCCGCGTACTCCCGGACTACTCTCCAAAAGCGCAGCGGTTGCGGCGGGGGAGGTGAGTTTCGCATAATTATAATTCTTTAAATGCAAATTACCAGTAAACCCAACAACATTTCCTAATCCAACTTCCACAAAACCAGCAGCCGCACCCGCCGTTGAATACCAATTAGTTGTTACATAAGAGGCAGTTGATGAGAACAAAGGTGAGAAATAATCTGCAAATCCTTTGTATAAGCGCAGATCAGTCGCTGATCCCGTACCATTCTTCAAGTCAATCTGGGCCTTATACAGCGCCCCAGCTATTGCTGACGTTCCGGTAAGTTTGTGGATATTTGGGCCACTATTGTCTGGAGTTGAATCATAAACATAGTGGTCAGTGTCAAACACAAGAGTACATCTAACAAGAACCCAATTAGCAGTGCCATCAGATGCCATTGTATCCGACACAATGGCCGTATCCAAACTCTCCCCCGCACTCTTACTCTTCGAGATCAGCGCCTTCCCTACCAGCACCCCGGCGCTGTACAATTCGAGATAGCTGCGACCGTCCCTATATGGCCCGAAGTCAAAGGGCGAACCTGATACGATAGGGGCGGCAAAGGCATTGAGAGTGGTGGAATCTATCAGGGCGTTCCCCACTGTTATCGCTGTGGCAGGTATTACTACGCTTGGGTAAATATTCATGTTATCACCATGTTCCCATTATCTTGTCGCAGAGGAACTCCACCACGGCATCTTGAAGGATCGCATTACCTGCTATCTCCGTCGAGCCACCCGCTGTCTTGGCTACCCTCTGAAGGCAGAAGCTCATGTTATTCCTGGCCACCAATGTCTGTTGAAGGGATGCTGAATCATAGTCCAGCTCGAATGATACTGAGTACGTGGACAGGGCTGCGTTACGGGGAGCTGCAAGCACCGCGATGTCCCCCGATAGAACGTCAAGCGTAGTCGCTACCATCTGGCCGGCGACGCTGGTATTGTTCCAGAGCAGCTTGAACTGGAACACCTTGCCGGCGGTCTCTTCTGATTCAATCCCAACCATAGCCTTGAATACGGGGTTGGTAGTGCCATCCCAGCGATAGGGGCAGCGCATCGTGTAAAACACCTGCTGATCGTCAGAGCCATTGGTTATAGGCATCCTGAAGTACTGCCATGCTCCGACCTGAACCTGAACTGGCTTAACCTTGACACCGATCAGGCCCTGATTGATACGAGGACGCATGGTGAGCTTGCGCTTGGCTGTACCCTCCCATGTTATAATGCCACCGGAGGATATGACTGTCTTATCTGCCCCGGTGCCTATCGTGATACCGGGGATAGGATCAGTCGTCGAAAAGTTGGAGATTATTGTCTCTGACATTGCTCCACCTCCTTAACTGCTAAATGCAATAGTACCGTCAAGACAAACGAGCTGGATGCTTGTTGCTGAAGTTACACGCCATCTCATTGAGCCTCTGGCGCTCACGGCAAGCTCCACGTACCCTGCCGCTGTGGAAGCTCCTGCTGCTGAATAAGCGTAGGTGCCCGCAGGAAGCTGAAGCCTTAGTACCCCTGCTCCGGTGCCGGTCTTGACCACATCGAACATCTTACCGACATCGGCAGCTACTACAGCTCCGAGGGTGAATGTCTGCGTGCTGCTATGATCGCCAAGGTACTGCATCGGGATTGCTGACAGGTCGGAAGGTGCGATTGCTCCATCTGCTGCGGCAAAGTTGATCACATCCACGCCGATCTCTTGGTAGTTCGGGCTTGGGTCATAGTAGATAATACCCACGCTGGCTGTATTCGTGCTTGTTGCATGTCCTAACGTCTGCAAACAGACCGTAGCCGTAGTTGAGGGAACTGGCGCTGTCTGTGTGATCAACCCTGCCGTTTCACTTGGGTAGATGTCCTGGCCACAGGTCATTCCAGCCCAAAGGGAGTCCTTCCTGATATAGCCTCTCTTCAGGAATGCCCCTGTTGCTGCTGCGTTGATAGTGCCAAGAGCGATTGCAGAACCGGGCATCGTAGCTGAGGTCGAGGAATCGCACTTGTACCACTTCAGGTCGGCTGCAAGATAGCAGTGGGAGCCGAAGGTAAGATTCTCTCCTGCTGTACCTGCGGGGATCTTCTCAATGGCGCAGAAGGTTTCATCCGTGGTAAGGGCTGGCTGAAGTACAATACCGCCACAGTCAGGGATTAGCACTTCTCCATTGCCTATGATGACCTTGCGCAAGGATAACTCGCTCATGAAATTCCATCTCGCGTCCCCTGCTGCATAGTCCACTACGCCAAGCTGGGCTGAGTCAGCAGGGAAGGCTGCGGTGGCCATTGTGGAGCCGCCCATTTGGAGGACCTTGGCTGCGGAGGTGCCTGCGGCGGTGAGGGCTCCGAACAAGGCATTTTGGGACGTATCTACTTTTAATCCTAATTTCCATCCAGAGTTAGATACATTAACCACAAATCCCGCTTCTGCATTTAGGGTTAAATTTCCGCCGTTAGCTGTAATCTGATTCGTTGTGAAAGCCATCCCAGCAAACCAGCCAGTAATATTGTAAAACCAATGTTTCCCGTCTGCCAAGATAAACCCCTGCGTCGCCCCCGCGCTATTCACAAACGTAGCAATCGGCAACTGCACGCTCGTCAGTTCCGTAGCGGCTGCAAGGGTGCAGGCGGTGTCAACGGTGCAGGCAGTCGAGTTCGTCCAACTCTGGATGTACCGTGTAACCGAAGCCTGCTTAATCGGCCCTGTGATAATCGTAGTGCCGAGGATGGGGTTGGTGGCGCTGTACCCTGCGAGGATAGCATCTGCGGCAGAGCTGAAGGTCACTGTGGTCGAGCTGCCAGAGGTGCTTACTGTCCCTGCGAAGCTGGTTGAGGCTGCGGGGCCTTTGGATGTTACCGGGGTGGCGAATACTTTGCCGAAGGTGACATCGCTCGTAGTCGTAGTAGCCTGATTCTGCCATGCCGCCCATGAGGTGAGGTAGAGGTAGATGGTGTTTACGTCTTCTACTTCGCAGATCATGCCCTCATTAGGACTAACAGAAATCCACACGGACCCATTAAATTCTGCTATATCATTATTAAGTGCTCCATCCCAATTAGCATGAGGGGCACCCGTGGCACCAACAATGTATCTATCTCCAAGAACCTCTGTAGGTGGAGCATTAGTAGCCGTAGCAATTGACTTAACTGAATCCTGTGCGTCTAAAGTTACGGAAGCACCAATAGCTTTAGTCCACGTAGCCACTCCTGAAGTAACATCAAGTAGAATATACGCCTTGTTATTAGTACCATCTAGCCACACAGTAGGTACACGATACTGTGTATCAGAAGTAGTAGGGACTGCGGTCTTATGCACTACCGGAAGTACCTTTCTAGTTAAGTTCCAAGGAAGTATTGAATTCATATCTTCCTCCTTAGTACGCACGAAGTTTGGCAGTAACAACAATAGAACTTGCTCCGCCAGTTTCAGTGAATTTTATTTTGAATTGATTGCAAGGAGTAACATCAAAATCAACCATATTAGTACCACTCGTTCCACTTGTCTTAGTCTGTCCTGTAGTAATATCAGGATCTAATTCTAAAAACACACTCCCGTCATTAGACACAAGATCCTCTGCCTTCATAGTACCATCACCAGTAACTGTCCACTGAAGAGAAAACAATCCTTTAAGTTCAGTACAGTCAAAGGCATCAGTAGTATATGATCCGCTCGCTGTGATTGTGCCTGAGGAAATAGAAACAGTGTTAGTGTTGCGAAGCTTTATCATCTTACCATCCTCCATTTTTATTAAGAACCGTCCAATTATTGGGCGGGACTTGGTTGTTGGGTTAAAGAATCGTCCAATTGTTGTACGTATCTTATTCATCTGTTTTTGCAGTGGGAATAGCAAAAATGTACCTGAACTTACTATCCTTATATATTTCAGGAATATCATTATTATTAAGTCTATACAGTTTTTGTGAACCTGTAGGACCAAAATATAACTTATCTCCGTCTCCTGAAGAGAGCCACTTTCTTAGAAAATCTGTCATCCAAAAAGCATCTTCATCCTTATTATTGTAGGTTCTTAATGCCGCACCAAGTAAAGGATTCAATGCAAGATTAACGGATTGTTCTTGCTTCTTAACAAAAGGAACATGAAACATACCCCACATATCTCCATCAAAAAAATACTTACCAGATTCAACAGTAGCACCTATCACAAGAATATTCCTAGCAAGTTGTGCAGCATAGGAATTCCCAGCTAAATCTTTCGGATTCATTAAAGCATCCTTGATTAGATGCGCCTTAAACGTTTGCGTTCCTTCAATAATGTCATTTTTTAAGTTCATTAATTGCTTATAACTTTCTTTTGCGGCATCAGCAACTGCACCAGATCCCCGCATGGCAGTTATGAATCTTTGCTCAGCTAACTTAAAAGGTGTTCCCTGAAAAAGAAACAAAAGTCTAGTCTTAGGATCTCTTAACCAAGACGGATTATGTATGCCACTTAAAAAGTTATTTTTCAAAACAGCGTCCATTACAAGATAAGATGATTGTTCAGGCGTCATTCCCTGCTTCGAGGCCATTGTCATAGCATTAAGAAAACTTGTGCCTCTATCAAATCGTTCTGAAGCATTAAGCATAAATCCAGCCTTGTCATTAAACCCTTCCAAAAACTTATCAACTGCTTTCTTAGGCAATCCATACATAGCCATATCATTGGCCAGCGTATATATTCTTCTTGTATTAATATGTCCCTTCATCACTGCTTCGAACGCATCTTTAGGTGCATCTCCCATGTCCATCCGAGTGTTTCTTACAAATGCACTTAAATCTCTTGGAATATTAGCCAAAGCATTTCCAAATCCATAGTTTGCTACGTTTGCAAGAACCTTAAATCCATGTTTGAGTGCAACTGAAGGAGACAACGCAATAAATCTAGCAACTTCAAACATCTGAACTCTTTGTGCCCACTGGTTGATAGTACCGTATTGATCAGTATTTCTAAATCCTTTTTCAAGATTACCTAAGTATCTAGAGATACCATTATAACCAAGTGCGTCCATCTGCTGTTTAAACGGTCTCCAAGTATTCCAAAACTCAGACATGCCCACTCTCATATTAGCATCAGGAAGATACCTTTCCATGATATACTCAACATCAGGCATTAACTGCTTACTCCACGATGCACGATGATGAAAGTGTGCCATGTCAATACCAGTCATTGAATCAGGAGTAAATTTTTCTATCCCTTTCATGGCTGCTTTGTAATCAAGACCAGGATGACTTGCATGATGAATAAACTCTTTTGCAACAATAGGATTTTCACCAACACTTATCATCATAGCTTCAAGTTGCTCATTAATTGCTTTTATCTTACTAACAGCAAACGTTTCTCTTTCAGAAAGCATTGGAGCAAGCCACGCATCACCTTCCTTCATTCCAACATCTTCAACAGCCAGTGCAATTCTGGAAGAAGAATATTTACTAGCAAGGTTCTTTGCTAACACTTCCCAATCAGCTCCATAGGATGCAACAGCATCATCATACAAAGCACGTTGACCTTTATAGTCATCTTGAAGTTTCATCAAGGTATATACTTGATCCTCTTCAGTTGCATCTAGTTTAGTTCGCTTACCAGTTCTAACATCCTTCATGTATTTACTGGTACCAGATAGTGCATTTGCTTTATCAACTTGTTTATATTTACCTGCCAAGGCAGTATCAATAGTCTCAATAGCATTATCAAGCCAGGATGCCTCACTCATACTTGTTCCATATTTCTGCACAAATGGGAACATTTCTTTTTCTACTTCCTTAGTAACTCTCGCGTACTCAGGAACTTCTCTAAGCACATTCCTAACTGCTTGTAACATCAAATCAGAGTTATTATGTGCCATAGTAGTCATATAAGCTGCTTGTGGTTGGGGACTTGCCCAATCATGAAAAAGTATCTGAGCCTGTGCGCCAGGAGTCATCTTATCCTGAATATAGTGAATTTCATTCATTCGCTTAACATCACTAACATCAGGAGTCATTCCCCAAAACTTCTGTGTAGTAGCTACGCCATATCCATCATCTGTAAGTTTTCCAAAGGCATAACCTTTTTCTGCCATTTCTGTAATAGCTTCTTCAAAAGATCTGACTCCACGTTGCTCAGCAAATGCCCGAAGCATCTTAGGTACAATGCGTGTAGTAGCATCAAGACCAGCTGCATCTGCCTTAGCAGGACCAATAAGATCTCCTACCGTAGCCATACCAAGACCTGTAACTGCTGTAACACCAGCAAATTTACTCCACGTGTTTCCCCATCTAGACTGAAGTTCTTTTGAAATAGTGTCACTTGGAATACCCTGCTTAATCATATCATCAATATGTTGCCTTACCATATTCTTAGTTTCAGACACAGGATTCCCATAAACAATCCTATTAAAAGTCTTTGCTGTGTCAAGTCCTTCTTTCTCATACATCGCAGATACATCAGGATTACCAACAAACTTAGTAAGCTTATCCTGAAAACTCTTATAATCTTTTGAATTAAACTTAAGATCAACATTATCTGTAAAGTGAGATATGACACTATCCCACTTGTTGTAATCACCTTCTTTAACTGCAAGATCAATATGCTTAACAGCAGAGTTTTGCCACTCCTGACTAGCAACTTGTGGACCTACTTTACTAAACAATTCCTTTTCTGTTACAGGTGCTTCGGCCAGTCTGTATATCTTATCAAAACTCCTGTATTCAGCATCATTAAGAATTCCCATCCTATTAAGTTCTTGTGCCTTTTCTCTGTGCAACAATAACTCTTCAGTAGGCATGTTCCTTACTTTGCCGATATTAGTTTTAGTAAAATCTTCTGTTAACTGATTGTATTTACTCCAAAGGTTATTCTGAAACTGCTCTTCAACTCTTCCTGCTTCTAGTCTTGTACTAAGTTTATGTTCTACTTCCGCCAACGTATCAAGAGGACGTGGTCGCGTTCCAACTTCATATGCAGTTCTGAGTAGAACGTTCTTATTCATACTACTCAAAGCAGCATCATCAAATCCTCTTGATTTAAGCTCAACTAGTGCATCTTCGATTATCCCAGGACTTTTACTAGCCCGTTGAACTATCGCAGACATATCTTCAGTAGGAAACATCTTACGCAGGGTGTCTACTCGATTAGCAAAAACACTTGCATTAACATCAGCATCTTTTCGTGCTTGATTAAGTTCTCCTACTTTAGTTACTTCATCGAAAGAAGTTTGTCGCTTCATTACACCAGAACTTACTCTACCAGTGGCCTCTTCTAAAGGCATACCTCCCTGTGTGAGCTTTCCAATTTCTTCAAAATCAGCCTTTTCCCAAAATTCAGGTCTAGGAGTGGCAACTGTTACCTTTTCCTTTGCTAACGCAGCAGTCTTTTCTGCGTCATCAAAGCCTAGGATATTTTTAAGCGAAGGATCCTTTGCTAAGTTAGCCGCCATATCATTGACAGCACCTAAATCCTTTTTCAACACAGATGATATAAGACCTTCAACGCCTCGTTCAATACCATGCATTGCTGCGACATCAGTAACAAGACGTACACCTAAAGTCTTCAAAGGATTTGCAGCAGCCCATTGAGACTGCGTTATTGGAGACATCACAACATCAGCAATGGGAGCTGCCGTAGCCATCAACATTCCCGCACCAGCAATTCGAGCAAGGGGATGGGGTAACTTCGCAACTAAAGGACCAGCTGCCTTTATCGCACCCTTCCAACCCATCTTGGCAATGCCCTCCGCTGCCGTCTGAAACAGTGCTCCCGCGGCAAGGTTATGTAGTGGATTAGAGAAAATAGGATTATTCTTCTCAAAATCAGCCATTCTTGCTGCTTTATATTCGTTGTACAAAGGCACATCTGTATTAGCTTTTTTGCCTGAAATATTTGACTCGTTCTCAAACAAGTAGTTATGCAACTCACCAGTTTTAAGAATATCTAAATACTTATTCTTATAAAGATTAGCCACAACTTCTTGTGGGTGCATATTTGGATTAGCAACGATAGCAGCATTTGCTTGCGCAAGTACTTGAGAACCAAGTCGTTTCCTTGGATCGTCATCGGGAATAGCTTTTTCTATCCGATCCAAGGTTGCATTACGTGCTATCTTCGCACCTTCTTTTTCAGGCAACGCAGTATGCGCGTAGTGAGACACAAGGCGTTCTGTGTACTGAGGATCAGAAAGATACTTTTCCTGTGCCTCTTGTGTACGGCGACCTTCTGCCATATTATAAGCAATTATATTGGAGACTATAGGATCTCTCTTAGTAAGTTCTTCGAACAAGCCCATTTTGAATCTCCCTTTTACTTATTACTAAGGACGTGCAACGCCTAACCGTTTCCTTGGATCTGTTGGATCAAATACATGACTGTAATTAGGTGCTGTAGGTGCAACCGCCGTGGAAACAGCAACATTTGGAATTGCTACAGGAGAAGGATTATTAAACGATCCTCCTGTTTGAGAACGAAAGATTCTACGCCATTCCTCAGGATCACTAAGTACAGTGCCCTCAGCCAACTTAGTTCTTGCCATATTTGAAGTTAATTGTGGCAAGTATTTTCTTTGTTCGTCTAGTCCTAACCTACCTGTAGTATCCCAGGTATACTGAGACTGCTCATTTGCTTGATTGAGTGCGGTTGTCCTTGCTCCCTGAAAACCTATATTACCTTGACTTTCTTGAATGTCAAAAGGTAACATAGCAACTTTCTTTTTAGTATCCTGCTCAAAACCAAGTGTCTGTGCAGCGCGTCCAGGAGCAAGTGCAGCTATTTCTCTGTCCATAGCACCACCAGGACCATAGTGCATAGTAGCAACTTTCTCTTGAGAAGCATTTTGAGCAGCGTAAATATCTGCCTTGTTTTTATCAACCTTATTAGAGTAATCCATAAACTTATTATACTCTGCTTCTTTGTAATCTTTCCAGGGATCATATTGTGCCATCTTACATCCTCCGAGATTTGTTCATTAATTGGACGGTTCTTATTTATTATAATTATAAACTGTAGAAACCCTTGGACCTTCGGCGGTTTCTTTAGTCATATCATAACTATCACCCCTGTTATAGGTATTAGAAGCTGACAATCCATCACTCGCTCCAATAGACGCCGACGCGTGAATACTGGTAAGTGCTGCTGCCATACCCTGACCAGACACAGAAGCCAATGCTTTAGCGCACTCCACCTTTGCCTGATAAACAGCAATATCTTCTTGCACCTGAAGTTCAGCCATTTTCATAGCTTGTGTAAGCTTAAGTTTAGCAACTTCCAATGTAACAGTAGCTGCTTTGTACAAAGCGTCAATCTGAACGGAAGCAAGTTGAATTGTTGCCTTATATTTATCTATATACATACCAAGAAGTTTTACACCCTCATCAACAGCAGAAATAATGCCTGTAAGAACCGCACTAAACGCCTGAACTTGTGCAGAGTACTTTTTGATTCTTGTTTCATTTACAATAGAGATCATTTGAATCTCTTGCAAAGTCTCTTGTAACGCATACTTTTGAACTTCAGTAAGAATAAAATGTTCATTAGTCTGAGCAAGTCGAGCTTGTTCAATGGCTATATCCATATCCATACCATCTCTTTTGCGACCAATCTCAATGTTGATTTCGCTTAACCTGCCCGCCAACATACCCGGAGGCATTGAAAATCCTCTCGAAGAGAAGTACTTTTCAGTCTCTTCATACATCTTCTGTACTTCAAGTTCTTGTCTGTCCAACGCCCTCTGCCAAATATCTGCCTCAACATCTGCACCTAAACCAGTTCCTCCTGCAGCGAGTTTAGCAAGAAGTTTTACTACGTAGTTATCCATTAACTGATCAGCAAGATTAGTCCTGACTACAGGAAAATCCTGAAGAGGATCAAGAACAGGAACTGAAGGAACCGGGGGAAGACCATTGAGTTCAGTAATCTTACTCATTATGTCTCTGTACTCAATGCCCTTAGAGTCTGTATCAACATCTGAGGTTATATCATCAGTATCAACAGAAGGTTCCTCAATATCAATAGTCTCCCCATCGAAGTTATCTATCTTATTCTTTAATTCGTCAACAGCATCATTAAAAAGATCCCATGACTGATCAGCATAATCCTTTGCTTCATTGAATTTATCAGTTACAAGTGAAGTGGCTTCGTCTTGTTTCTTAACTATATCTTCATAAATAGCCATTATAAACTCCTAAATCTCAATTACTGTTTTTAGTTCAGTCATGTTAATCCCGTATATCTCATCAGGAAGAGGATCTTGCTCATCAAATAACTCCGTTGCCCAATTATCAGGATCTGATAAAGAAACAATTCCTACCACTCTTTTTGAAGTTTCCCATAATTTAGTTCCAAGATTAGTATTCCAATCTTCGAAGTTCAAAGGACTATCGTAATACGAACCCGCTCCTTGCGCATTTGCAGTAGTTACAAAACTATCAAGATCATAGGTAACAAGTACGTTCTTTTGTACCATCTTAACCACAACACCATAACATCTTTGTCCTGATCCAGTTCCGAGTCCTCCATTAAAAGTTGCAAGAACCTTTGAATATACTCTTCCTCCAATGTTTGCATAAAGAATATATTCAACTTTTCTTGTTCCTGTACACGTAGAAGTATCATGTGATGTTATCTCTGACTCTGACGGATCTCTAGGAGGAGGATAGTTAAATCCTCCGCCGTTACTTATAATTCCTGCTTGAGCAGATCCACAATTTATAGAAGATGAAGATCCTATACTTCTCGGAAGACTACTTGATACGGTTATCTTCTTATATACGATGGAAAATGCTTTCACATAATTATTGTCGTAGTAAAAATTAGACTCCGAATCATAATCAAGTACTTCAAAACAAATCATAATTCTATTGCAGTTTACCGTAGTAGCAGAATTATCAACTCTTGTTCCTGTACTTATTGCATACCCACTCCATCCTCTGTAATCATAAGTATCATTTATCCAAGTATATTCTCCATTATAGTCAAAAGTTGTAACTCTGCTTGCACTGTAAGTTAATGTTCCTGTTCCAGAATCAACAGTATAAGATCCTGCTTTCAACGAAGACGCAATACTTCCTGATACAGAATATGAAGTGTTTTCCGTAGAAATAGAAGTTGACTTATCAACCCACTCGCCTTCGCCCCACATTTCTGTATAAGATGGATACCATAGATAAACACCATCACCAAAAGTAGTATCTTTAGTATGAGTGAAAGTCTTATCATAACTATAAGAACTACTTAGAACAACCTTATTACTTACTTCAATAACATCTCCGTCACATATAGTTCCTATAAGAACATTCTTTTCTACTGAACAATTCCAATTACAAGAAGAAGTATTAGTATCTACCCATGTACTGCTAAGTGGACCATCATCAAGTGTCCAATCTCCACCACCAGGATTTCGATAGTGAGGTCTTGGTGCAGTTGTACTACTACTAACAACAGGATTCCCAGTAAACGTTGCTGCATCTGTAGATTTAACCTCTGTATGTTCTACACCATCAATACTTGTGTATTTGTAAGACCATTGTCTTGATCCTAATCCATTCTCAGGAATATAGCACTGACCATAGAAACTATCATTACCTGACCAACTGTAAATAAAGAAATAAGGAATCTCCCAAAGATAAGGAACAAACGGCCACAGATACATAATCCAATTATCTCCAGGTTGATTCTCTGACCAACTTCCAGTTCCTGTAGTTTCTACTCTCTCATTATATCTTGTAATAAATCCGTTTACATCTCTCGTCCACGGAGTCTTTCCATACGCCTTATGTAAAGTCTCAACCATATGATACTGCTTAGGATCGTTGTCATAAGTAAGATCAACTTTTCCAGGTCTATAAATACGTTTTTCTTGGTCAATACTTCTAACTATGTGACTTCTAGAAGTTCCACCAAATGTGTAGTAAGAGTGACTCCAGTGAAAATACTTACCAGACGATCTTGATTGCAGACCAGGATGTGCCCAGGTATTCGCATAATCACTCACAGCATACGCACCTCCAGAAGCCCACCAATAAGGAAAGTCAACCCACATAAACTTCTTGTAATGCCAATCATCTCTGTGGTCTGCAGCTACCACAAAGATATTATCATTAGCCACATTAGAAATTCCATTTATAATACTAACACAACTTTCCTCATATCTGTCATAGTTAGTCTGATCAAGACTAAAATAATTATTAAAAACAGTATATTTATTTTCCTTTAACTTCAAACCAGTTGCCCTTGTTATTGACGTAGGATAAACTGAATAAAAGGAATTATACGACTGTCCTGTACTTACTAAGTCTATTTCATATATTGTAAGACTAAGTTCATTGATGACTTTTATCTCTTTAGGTTCCTCTACCACTACTTCGGGGTAGTATATAATAGATTTAGTTCCTGTCTTTGTATATAAAGTTCTAATAACAGCACCATTATCGAATATTGCGTATCTTTGTAGTACTCCATAATCAAAATTCTTAGCATATCTCTCAGTAATAAATTGCTCCTGCAAGGCAACGCCTTTAAGCAATTCACACTTATCTTTATTTCCACTAAGAATAAACATTATACACCAGTAGCTGAAATAGTTAAATGAGGTCCGTCTTGTCTTACTCTGCCGAGAAGGGAAACTTCTTCCCACTTACCAGATGTCACACTAAATATAACACTAATATTGTCAACACTAAAATCAGCACCGCCAACATTTGCAATCTTTAAACCAACGAATCTGCCTCTGTGATCTGCACTAAAATTCTTTCTGTAAGTCTTTGAAGTAACAGTGGATTCAGATACAATGGTAACTGTCTCGCAATCGACCTTATCAATAACTGAAGTAATAGACAAAGATCCTATAAAGACTCCAGTAAGATACACTGCGCGAAGTTGCTTTGCATTGGACGTTCCCATATCAAAATGCTTAGTTTCAAAGTAAGACGTAACTGCTGCATCTTCAGTTAACTTAAAAATTCCACTTTCACTGGCTCCGAGAACAACACCTGATATAGATGCAAGACTATTATAAGTCAACAATTCATATTGACTTGCAGACATCGTCTTAGTATTTAACCTTATTCCAACAGTATTCATCTTGTGTACTCCAATACATAAGTGGAGAATGATCTGCTATTAACAGCATTTGCATATATAGATATAAAGGGAAAATCTTCATTAAGAGTGTTTGTTCCTGTTATGTAAGAATCTCCTTCCAACGAAACAAAGGGAATATTTTGCAACAAAGTAACAATTATTGCTGGATCACTTCCTGCATTGAGATAAGGAAATGGAGTCCTTCCAACCATATCACTGGCAATACTTCTATCACCTGTAGCAGATATAGTAATAAGTGGAATACTCTTATCTAGCAATGCACCTGTTTCTGCTGATAAAGAACAAAGTTTATGACTACTGTCTAAAACAGCATTATACCCGCATTGACCTTCCAGTGTTGGAATAGGAATCTTTAACGCTGGAACATCAATAAAGACAACATAATTACTGTCAAAAACCGCATCTGCTTCAGCAGGTAAAGGCCACGTTTGGTAGTAACCTGCTGTAAATGATGCACCTGAAACAGCGCCCTCTGATATTACTTTTTCGTACCAGTACTGTCCTTCAAACAAATCAACAGCATGCGCATCCTCGTCTTCTGCTCGAAGATACATTGCTTGGCCAAAGAAAGTTGCATCTGCATGTGCATGAGGATCTACGTCGTCCCAAAGGGTATCAAAGGCTGCATCTGCCAGTGCTGCAAAAGTAACATCTGCAGATTTATATATAGTACCGTACTCATCTGAAGGAACTGCATCTGAAAAATCAGCAGTCCATCTTTTTATATCAGGTGAAAATCTGTATTCATCAATTAACTGATCTGTTCCTGTTCCACCAGGGATGGTTCCTATCATATGATAGGCAGGCATCGTAGCAGAATACGCAGAGACAAATGACGAAATATCCGTCGCCGTTCCTGGAACTCCATCACAATAGACTGTTATATAACTAGAATTTTTAATTATTGCAATATGATGCCAAGTACTTACTGTAAAGTGATCCAGTGGTATATCCACAGCACCATTCTGGTTTACTCTAATATAGTAAGCAGCACCTGAATTATAAAAATACCAGCCTTCACCAACATCACCTTGGTACATTAAAGCATGTTGATTTCCACCAGTTGGAAGACTAGGCTTATATATCCAGAAATCAATGGTCCAGCAATCACGAATCCACAACTTATACAGTGCAGTTGCTCCGTTAGATATAAAACCTTCTCCACCCGTAGCATACCCACTTGCATTACCTAGTTTTTTATTAGTCTGTGTTATGTACGGATGACTATACACAGTCCAAGGCATACCTGTTTGGTCTGTTATAGTAGTTGATCCTTCACTACCATTAAAGTGCAGTAAAGCAGCAGTAAACTCATCATCTACCCCTACTCTTTTATACGCATAAGTTTCATTCGTAAAACTAGCAGTATGTCTTGCAGTTCCGTATGTGTATCTGAATTCATCTACGTAGGCATTAAGATACCCTGCAGTACCATTCCTTCCGATTTCAAAGTTTCCAGTAAGATCAGATATTTCTAAAGCACCAGAAACAGTAGATAATAAAGTACCACTCTGAAATAAGTACAACGTAGTACCACTTCGAGTTAATTCAAAGTGATACCACGTATCTACGTTAAGAGTTGAAACAGGAAAGGATGCGTCATTAAGAAGTGTTGCACCTTCTCTGCTCCTAAACCGCATTGTCTGAACACCTGCATTGTCATACAGTTCCAGATAATAACGATTATTAGAATCTTGATACTTAGAGAAAATACACTGAGGAGTTGATCCAGGAAGTAATGGAAGTTTTATCCAAAAATCAAAACTGAAATTAGCAAGTCCTAAAGTAAAGTCTGCATGGTCTACAGTATAAACATACCCACTTTCGCCATCAAGATACAGACATGAACGACCAAACTTCTTGGTGGAGATAACCAGTTTAGCCGTACCTCCAACAAGCCAGTTTTTTGTTGACCCAAAGTCATATATGCCTGTACTGTTATTGGCGCCGTTAAAGTGAAGTAGAGATTTAGTACTTGTGTCAGACATTTACATTCACCAAGATTTGTTCAATAATTGGACGATTCTTACCACGTTATGCGTTGGCCAGTGTAATAGTAACCGTAGTTGCCAGAATATCATCATTAGCAACTGCTTTTGATGCTGTAAACTTAGCAGCAGCAAACAGTGTTCCACCACCCGCCGTATTTGCCTTAACCGTAGGATCAGTTCCACCTCCAACCAATGCTGCACCATAAATGGTTTCACTGTCATTGAAGGTATAAAGAGCCTTATTTGCACTATTGGTAATACTCTGTGCAGTAGAAGCAGCTTCCACAAAGGCAACACGTGCAGCCTCGTCAACCTTTGCACTTACCTCAGTATATCCAGGTGCTGCATAGGTATGCGTATTGAGAATTGTCGTGTTAGTGGAGAACAACGCAATATACCAAGTGGTTATCTGCGTTCCTCCATTAAACATAATGTTAAGCCAGGAGTTAAGACCCTGATCAGTAATGAGATTATGCACTCTCTCATGATCAATCAACCTTCCATTACGATAAAGGTCAAAATCCCAGATTGAAGTAATCAAACCACTCAGACCGAGTTTTCTTCCTGCCATTTTAAAAGCATCCATAGAAACATTAGCTTTAGGTGCGAGTATCATTTCATTCCTCCTTATGCCGTAGCAGGAAGTGTCAGAGTAAAGGTGTCAATCGTAATAGTCGCACCAGATCTGATACTTGTTGAAGTCATGTTAAGATCGGCACCCGATGTTGCAATAGTACCATCAATTCTGGGATACAGGAAAGGTGTAGTATCTGCTGCACCTGCATCAGTAGCATTTGCATACAGTCTGAAGAATCCTGCCGTACCTGTCTGCACTGCCGTACCACTCCATACTTCAGTTGACAGTTTACTAATTGCTCCAGCAGATGCGGCACCGAACTCTAAACCAGCCGCGACAGCACCGGCAGTAAAAGTGGCACTTGAAACAGATATGGTAACAAGAAGAGTTGCTCCGCCAATGGATGTATCAGCATCAGCAGGTCTCGTTCCACTGTAAATCTTCAGTACACCATCTTTAAAAACATCTTTCAAAGAACCACCAGTCAGGCAAACCAAAGTTGCCTTAACACCCGACGCTGCATCTACTGCAAGAGGAGTACCAGAAACTGTAATCTGTCCAGCAAGAACTTCTGTTGCAATGAAAGGTCCATGAATACCTAACATTCCTGCGGCAAAGCCATAGGAAAGAATAGAATCTCCTGCGGTAAATCCTTTAGTGATGAACAGAGATGCTGCATCCGTAAACGTACTAGTGGATGCTCCCTTGATATCAGCATTAGTTCCTGCCGTGTAAGTAGCGACATGCCTTACAGGAACTCCACCAAGCATCTTATTCCTCAAATGCGTAGAAAAAGTAAGAGCCATTGTTAAATCCTCCTATTCATTTATCAAACAGTAATATGTGTTATTCAAAAACGCTGCTGAACCAAAGGTCCCTTCAGGATATGTAAGTTTCTTTTCAGTTACCTCACTCACCCTGCCTCCAGGCATCCCTATGCAAATACTCCTAGTTGAAGTCCACATAGCAACCTGCCCAGTGTACTCTCCCGCAAGAACCTGTCCTCCAGGAGCGTTTAAGTCTGTTCCTTCTATAGAAGGATAATCGTGTACTTTATTCTGAACTATCTCTCCTGGATCTGTACCTTTAAGGAAATAGGCACAGTTTTCAGTTGAGATGTATAACCCGTCTTCTACCGAGATAATCATCCGAAGTCTAGAATTAAACTGAAACATATTCTTAGCTAAGTCAAACCAACTAAATGCAAAAGGTTCTGAAAACCAAAGAACATTATCTGCAGCAATCCAAATTCTTCCAGCATGATAAGCAACAAGATGGCCAATAGGAGGATTACTAAATCGTCGATAGGTGGTAGGACCAACATACGCTTCACCAATCCAACTTCCTGCTACGTCATTATCCACCTTACCTATTTGCTGCCCATTGACCCAGTAAATAACACCATTAACTGACACACAACGCATTTTAAGATTCTGCACAATTCCAGTGGCAATTAGTCGCGCCGTTAAATCAGGAAACAGGAGATACATACTGTCAGCAACCAAATACAATCCCCTCTCGCCATTACTGTAAAGTGAATTGCAGTTAGTAGTGATCCCCGCAGTAACAAAGTTCTTTCTTCTTGAAACTCTACCAGAGTCATCAATGTCCACATTATAAGCATTTGCCAAATCTGTATCTTCAATTCGAGAAGGATCTACCTTGTTATTTACTCCGGTAGTTCCCTTGAAGAGTTCGAATGGTTTCTGCATCACTGACTCCAAACAGATGTTCCGACGTTAGAACGTCTTCTATGCGCCCATGCACTGAGTTTAGCCATTCCAACCTTTGCCAAGTTGGTAAACATTGTAGTGTTTATCTTTTCCTGTTCTAAACCGTCCTCAATATAACTGTAAAGAATAGAAGCCGCTTTGAAACAAATGGTCTCCCTATGTACCATCTCAGGAATATCAGTGGGAGTATCCGTGTCATTAACTAAAGTAGCAGGGTAATTGTAACCTATGCAAGTTAAAGCTTTGGCAGTAGAAGGAATAGGAAGATAGTATAAAACATTTCCTTCTTGTGCTAAATCCTCTATGTCACCAACTACAGTTACGTCAGGGTGCTTGGTTACGAGTTGCTCGAGACCTCCATCAAGCAATGACATTGCACCTTCAGTATCTCCTATATATCTAAGCCGCCCAGAAAAACCAGATGGAAAGTTCACATAGAAAACACTTGTGCTTGTAGTAACTGTAAAAAGGACTTTTAACGAGGGAAGAACGACATCTTCTGAAATCTGCTGCACAGCCTCGTTTATTGCATCAGGTATAGTGATGAGGATATTCGAACTTTGATCCATCACTAATGCTTTAACTTCCCTTTGAAGCTCAGAAAAGTTCATGACTCGGATACTCCCATTTAATCAGATCCGTCCAAAAATCGGACGAATCTTACAATTAAACATCAACCTCTTCCCACATAAAATGGAACTGGAAACATGCAGTTGTTGCCAGCGTCGTAAACGTAGCCAACGTACGCCCAGGCTTAAGCACAATGCTTCCTTTAAGGTCAACAAGACAAGGACCAACCGAGCCCATAGACGATGTAGCAACAGTACCATAAGTCCCATACGTCCTTATCTGCAACGGAGTAACAATAGTTGCCCCGTCATCAGCATACACAGCCAGCGAAGCACTCTCGCCATCAAGACAATTGTGCACAGTAACTCCAGCTGCGGGTGCTGCAATAGTACCAGACATAAGTCCGATGGTACCTGCCGCATCAGAAGCAATCATCAAACTCCAACCAAACTCATGCACAATTACGTTCTTGCTACTAGTTGACAAGTTTGATATGCACAGTCCAGTAAACGTGCCAGCAACACCAGCCGTTGTTGCTACTTTAGTGGCATTACAAGCAGTAAACATCCTGCCTTCGAGTACCGCAGAAGAATACTTACCACCTCCACCAACCACACGAAGGTTACCAAACTCATCAGTAGCCAACGGATTAACTGTACCTGATGCTGCTGTAATAGGTCCAACTCTTCCTTCAACCTTCATTTCAACCTCCTGTTATTAAGGAATAATGCTGATAAGCATCATTACCTGAACTTGACCAATAATTATAGTTGCTACCTTAGGAAAGATGGCAATAGCAGGAACATTGGTACTTGCTCCTACAATCAGATTACCACCTTCGATAAAGGTACCTGATACCTGCGAATCAACAAAGTCTCCAGCGGTCGGATAGTATCTTCCAATCGTGGTTGCAGTAATGTCCTCTGCCTCAACAAAAGCATCATCATTTGTGACTGTAGCAACTCCTCCTGTAGTAACAGAATCAGTTGCTAAAGTACACAACCCTAATTCAAGGGTAGTGGCAGTGGTAAACGCAGTCAACACGTTTACCATTATGCCACTAATAATAATCTGCTGATCAGTTGTAGGAAAAGAGAACAATACGCAGGCTTTGTTTTTCAACCCAGAAACATCAAATCCATCGACAACCTTAGACATGATCCAATAAGGATCACCAGCAAGATTGGTACGAAGATCAGTGCGTCTGTAGTCCTGCACAGTTGTACTCATTTCTACCTCCTACGTACCAGGAATAATACTCACAAGCAGGTGCAACTGAGCTTTACCTACAATGATAGTTGCAACTTTGGGAGTCAAGGCAATGCAAGGAACTGCCGCAGCGATACCAGTAATCATGTTGTTATTAGCAACATGCGTACCAGCTGCACGAGCAGTAAGCCAATCACTTGACGTAGCTCCATACCAACCAATCGTGGTAGCATCTATAGTAGAAGCTGTAGGAATCAACTGGTTAACAGTTCCTACAAGCGTGGCATCACCTGCCGTAGTCACGGCATCAGTTAACAGCGTGTAGATACCAACATCAATAGTGGTAGTTGCCGTGAAACCTAAGATAATGTGAAGCCACACATCCCAGATGATAATCTTCTCTCCTGCTTTGGGAAAGGAAAACAGTACACAAGCCTTGTCAGCAAGACCAGATACAGCTGCTCCATCCACAACCGCAGAAGTAAGCCAGAACGGATTCTCCAGCGCATTAGTACGCTGATCAGTTCTTCGATAATCCTGAATCGTTGCAGTTGACATCTATAAACCTCCTATGTTCCAGGAATAACGGCAATCTGCATGTGAACCTGGATCTTCCCAACAATTACTGTTGCAGTGCCAAAAGTTAATGTTACACAAGGAACAGTAGAAGCTGCCCCCGTAAGAAGATTTGCTGCCGCCGTATGCGTTCCTGCAGCCCTTGCAGTCAACCATGTATTTGCCGCAGCAGGCGTATACCAAGCTGCAGTAATGGCAGTAAAGTTAGCATTGGTCATGAAGTTGTCAGTAGTTGCTCCTGCGTACGTCATGGTTCCTGCAGTAGTAACTGCGTCTGTTGCAATAGTTCCATAACCAACTTTAATAGTCGTTAACGATGTAAATCCTGTGATAATCTGGCAAGCAATATCCCAAATTATAGTTTTCTCGCCCTCCTTAGGAAAGGAGAACAAAAGACATGCTTTGTCCTTCAGACCTGCTACTGCCGCCGCATCAACAACTGCCGAGGAAATCCAGAACGGAGTTTCCAAAGCATTCGTACGGAGGTCAGATCGTCTGTAATCTGCAATCGTAGCTGTAGTAGCCATTTTCTAACCTCCTTAGTGAATTACGGTGTAATCACAGAAGATTCTGTAAGTACCCAAGGTTGTGGCCGCACCTGCAGCAAAGGTTAAGGTAATGATTCCAGTAGCGTCACTGAAATACTTCCCATCGAAAGTAACCAGTGTATCACTCTGAGCCCTTTTGAGACCTACAACAGTCGGATTGGCAATATCAGTCGTAATGAAACCGTTAGTCACGGCAGTCTCTGAATTACCAGTCCAACCAACTGTACAAGTTGTGGGTTCCACGTTAGTCGCAACAGTAACCTGCAGCCAGACAGCCCTAACAAAGGCGTATTTCGGAATCCGGATCAAGTTATATGTCGCGTCCGACGGACTTATCACAAGCTTGCTCTTAGCAAGTCTCAGATTATCCGCAAAAGCATTAGTGTAAAAATCAGTCGCCATTTGCTAAACCTCCATTAACCGATCGCTGCGCCGTAAGAAGATCCGACAATCACGCCGTAGTCTTCGGAGTTAAAGATGGACTTAGCCATACCGAAGATACCACCACCTCTAACCATCATGAAGCGGTCTGCATCCTTCTGGTAAGGAACAAAGGACATCGTAGTTGACTTGGAATCTCCAGCGCCACCCCAGCCGAACACAGCAGCCTGGCAACCAAGCAGGATGTTTCTGTAGACGCCAGTATACGGGGATCTAATACGATCAGATTTGGAGATCAGCATACCATTATACTCAATCTCGACACCCGGAACTGCCAGTTTATTAGCCGACCGAAGCAGATCGCCCCACTGCCCGACGTTAGTATTCTCACGAAGAGCGTCGAAAACGTAGGTATGAAGAATGACTCTGAAATAACTTCTACCCCCGATCTTGAGAGGGCGAACTTTGTAACAGTTCGTACCTGCGATAGGCAGTTCAGCACGCTGTTTCATCCTGTTAAGGAAGGTCAGATCGAGCATATCTGCACTGGTCATAGATGCTTCAGCAACATCATTCATCTTCAGTGCGTGGTAGGTAGTGGGTGCGGTAATAGCCGTTCCGAACGTACCCTTACCAGCAACGACATTATACGCAGTATCACCACAAAGAACTGCAAAAGCATAGTCAGACAGTTTTGCCGCCCACCAATCCTGGAGTCCGTTCTTCCCTTCTTCCATAAGATTATAAGGAATTCTCTGCTCTTCCATCTTACCACCAGTATCAACTGCGTGGTTAAGTTCTTCGATCGTAACAGCGAAATTCTTGAAGACCAGTTTCTCTTCATTTCCTTCCACCACATCATTTCCCTGAATACCCGCACCAGTCAAAGGCAGACGAAGACCAAATGTCAACGTATCACCCTCGCCTTTGGCAAGTTCAGTCTTCATTTGAATAATAGCATTACTGTCTTTGCCCGTAAGATCATTGAACTCAGTTGCGGGAAGCAGAATACTAAAAAGGTCACGTGCCCACTTTTTTCTGGTAAGGGCATCTCCTGTCAAGAATTGCGTTTTCGGATTTCCGGCCATTGCTTATCTCCTTTTAAGGTAAATCGTTCTTGAGATACCTTTCATAAATATCTCGAGGAACTTTCGTTAAATCTTCTTCATCCATGTTATCAATCTTAGCAGAGGTCCATCCTCCACCATCCTTGCCACTTCCCCCCGGTAAGTCTTGAAGACTCATCGCCTGCTCTTTCGGCTTTTTCTCGTCAGCCTTTTCAGGTTTGTCTTCAATTTTAGCATCTTTCAAAGCTGCCTTAAGATCAATCTTCTCAATATCAACTTTTGCTTTAGGCTTTTCCTCTTGTTCCGTATAAGCAGGATGGTACTTCTTCACTAAATCATACATGTATTTGTAAGGATTAGGAAGTGACCAGATTTCTCTTTCAACCTCAGTCATCGTCTGAGTGAAATCTCCACCTTTCTGCGAAACATGGTACTTAGCCAACGCAGTGATCATATCGTCGAAGTTACGTTGGGAGACAACGGTTTCAATATCCTCGTACCGAGGATTAACCTTCATCACCTCCAACATATCTCCGAGTGTTGACAACCGCCTTTCGTAGTTGACACGAGCAACGTCTTCTTGATCCTTACGACTCTTCTCATCGTCTTCATCTATGAGTCCTTTGTCTTTAAGAATCTTATTAAGCCTTTCGTACTCCGATGTGACCTTATTCAGTTCAGCTTTCTGAGCTCGGGCGATCTCCCTGAGTTCCCGTACTTCTTCGTCGTCCTGTATAGCCTCTTTCTTTTCCTCAGGTTTAACAGGTTCATCCTTCTTTACTTCCCCTTCTTCTTTTTTGGGATCTCCACCTTCTTTGGAGTCTCCTTCTTTACCTTCTTCACTTTTTGCTTCGCCACCTTTGTCATCCCCCTCCTTTACTTCAGATTCTTTTGCGGAGTCTTCGACTTTGGTGCCAACCTCAAGCGATGCCGCTAATTCGCGTTCGGCTTCATCTTGCATTGTCATCAATTCCTCTGCTGTAAACGACATACTTAAATTCCCTCCTCCAATTAAAGTTTATTTAGGTTTCTTAGTTCTCTTACCTTTACCACCACTTCCACATTTAGCCATCTTAATCCTCCTTCTTTACAGAAGTTTCTTTATTTCTATCTTCTTTTTCCATTTTATCTTTGTGTTCAAGATGCCCCATCATCAACTTATCTTCGTGCATCTCTTTCTGATGTTCCCTTGTATCAGCATTTTCGGCATGACTAATTACCAGTTGATTATCAGAAACTTCCTTCTGCGTCTTATTCTGCATTTCAGCAATCAATAACTTAACAGAAGCGTCCAGTTCGGAAATTTGCATTTTAACAGCCAAACTCATCTTTTCCAGTTCGAGTTTACCTTCCATATCCTGCTGAGATGCCTGTACAGAAGCCATCTTAATACGCTCCTCTCGCGCAAGCATCATCGCATTATATTCCTTAACCTTCATTATAGCGGTTAACGGAAGATCAGAATACTCCATAATCAGATCTGGAGGAATGGTATTGGGATTATTTTGGCTATAATCCGTCAACATTTGAGCAGTGGCCATCCGCATAGTCTGATTCTCAACCGCCTCATCCACTACCAGATCGTACTTTCCAGTCGAGATGTCATTGAAACCAGGAGCATTGGGATCTTTCTGGGAGTTGATTTGAACTAACTTAGCACCTTCTTCGCCCTCGATCCGAATCATCTGCGCCTCGGTCACATACTGCTGCATCAGAGAAAGAAGTTGCCGACCCGCCTGCATACGAGATTCTCTGTAGTTATCAAAGATGATAAACAAGACAGCCATTCCAGTTTCCTGTCTCATTCGAACTGTGATACCAGGTTCTCTGGAAGAAGTCTGAACACCCATCAAGGAGTCCTGGATTCCAGACGCGTCCTTCATAGTCTGTCCGTCCATGCTAATCAATTGTGCATAGACAGGACTAATCTGAGGTTGGTCGGTAAACTTAATCTGTCCCTTTGCAAGTGCACCGGGAGCAAGTTCCATATGAAAGTTTGGTTCAGCAGATCTCTTTTCATACTGCTCAATGTCAAGAACTGCTCCGGATTCATGCAGGAACAAACCTTTAGGTGAAGTCTGAAGAAGATGCTGAAGTTGCCGCCGCATGACGTTGATCCCTCTTTGAGGATCTTTCATCATTTCTATAGCACCGAACCAACAATTAGTATCATCGTCTTTATAAGCGCCGAATTGCACATAAGGGAATTCACCATGTTTATAAGGTGAAGGTCCTCTTTTGATTATCTTCGTATTAGAAAATACTGCGTAATGAATAGTCTTCCTAAGCTTTTCGATAGCAGGAAACTGTTCCTTCTGCAATATCTGACCATTGGGAAGTGTAATTCCACCTTTGATCTTTTTACTAAAATCTTTGTATTCATCTGTAGTCAAAGGTTCATTTCGTTTAGTCAGGGGATTCTGAACCCAATAGACTTTTTCAATCTTCCTGTACCAACATTCAGTAACACGATACATGTCACGTTCTTGCGAATAGAAGGAAGGATTCTCTGGATTGCCCTGCGAAAGTTGGGAAATCTCATCCGCATTAAGATCTGGAAAATAGTATTCAAGATCTTCCTTAGTAAAGTATTTGTCAACAAAGATAAACCTCGCATCGGACATATCGTATTCAACTGAAAGAGGATCAAGCCAATAGTCCCTTCCATGAATCCTTTTACTCTTTATCTCCGGTGCGTAAGGATCTTCTCCAGAAATATAAAAGTGCAGAAGTGCACGACCTGCCTTAGCAATATGCTCGAAGCATTCAATCTCATTCCTGGCCATCCGCGAGGTTCGTCTGAAGTGTTTAAAAGCTCCATTGGCAATTTCAGATAAGGCAGCATCATTTGTTTCAACTGGGAAGACCATTGGAGCTTTTCTGTTCTGTGAGGCCAATCCAATAAGCATGTCAATCTTTGGTTTGCACTCGTTGTATACAGTAGGAGGACGACTTTGCGCCTCAAGAAGTGCAAGAACCTCATCAGTGTCCTGCTTTCCAGCGTAGAAGTCGTAGGCCTCTTTGGCCATATCACGCCAGTCAGATTCAGACGTTGCGGTCTCAGTAGTCTTTAGCCATTCCATCATCTTATTCAAGAGAGAAATATCATCATCTGGACTTGACTCTTGGCCCTTCTGTAATATTGCGGAATCGTCGACTATGTTCATAGTTAAACCTTAGGTCTCGCTACTTTATTTCTACCTTTACCTGACTTAATCATCGCGGCAAAGTCGGGGTTGTGATCAATAGCGTTAAGAAGTCGCTGTTGACCTTTAGCCTTTTCCAGAGTGGTGTTCTTGGCCTTTACTCCTCCAGGAGTACTGACCTGATACCCACCTGACTTCATCTTTGCTATTTTTGCTGGCATTAATCACACCTTAAAACTTTGATTAGCGTTGGTTGGTACTGTGTCGATAAAAGAGACAACACAGATGTAAGTATTCCAACTCCGCGACCCTACTTTACTGAGGCGGCATCGCTCCAACCTGTCCAGACACATCATACCCTGCTCCAGGAGGAGGCTGACCCTGATCCTGCTGAGGTCCAAAGGCATCTACAATCTGAGGAATGAGTTGGACCAGTATACCATACTTTTCCTCAGGACTCCCAGTGAGCGTCGCCAACTTCTTAGCAATGAAGTCAACCTTCGGATCAATCTGTTGACCTCCAGGGCCGCCGGGCATCTGCTGAGG